CTCGGCCTGCGGCTTGCGGCGGACGGGCGACGGAAGGCGGGGCAGAGCCCCGCAAGCCCGCCGGCGACCGAAGGTCGCTAGCCCCGCCTTCGTTCGCCGCTCGCCACCATAAACATCTATTACCTAGCAGGTAACAGAATCAGGAACTGAGTTCAAAATATCTTACTTGGAAAGACGTATGGCTGTAGTTGAGAATGACCGTGATAGACTCCGGGGAGATTTGACACGGGCTGAGAACATATCCAGAGAGCTCAACAATGAGAAGACCCAGCTACAGGCACGATGTGGTGAACTGGAACGTGAAAAGATGATGCAGCGTAACCACATATACTGCAATACATGCAGGCAACGTACCAACTAGACAGCGACCTTTGGCAGGCCATACCATAACATCTATTACCTATCGGGGTAACAGAATCAGGATCGTATCAGATGACTAGGTCCATCATGGCTCTGGGACTGGCGCTAGTGACATCATACAGATCTTGTAATGAGATAAACAGCGGCTCATGGTTATGAAAAGATGTCAATAAATATCTTGTCCCTCAACTCCGCCGTCCTGAAGCGAATGGAGAAGGAAGAGACCGTCAACGAGGAGAAGATACAACTCCTGGACACCCTCCTACAAGACACCTCACACCACCTGGACCCCAGCGTCTACAGCGAACTGCAAACCATGAAGACGGCCATCCTCCATGAGAAAAAGACTTCACGTGCGCTCTTCTTTGCGCGTACCCATACACTCATTGACGAATACACATCAATATTAAAGAAGCCCATATCCCACATCAAGGAAGACAACCTACCCATCCTCAGAAGGAAGAACGAACTCATCATCGGCTTCCTAGACATAGTCAGACAGGTGGCGAAGTCCAAGGATTGGAGCGACCTCGATATACCGGACAACCCTGAGAAGGTAGATAATATAGACCTGTCTTCGTACTGTCCGTCATGCGAGAACACGGACGAAGACCGATTTGAGATAGATGACTTCAATAGGAAGACCTGCCTCAATTGCTCCACGCAACAGTACGCAATCGAGACCGGCATCACCCACAAGGACTACACCCGCGTCAACATTGTAGGCAAGTTCATCTACAACAGGGTCCTTCACTTTCAGGACTGTATCAAACAATACCAAGGTAAACAGAACTGCAAGATCCCAGACAAACTCTATCAAGACCTTGACGGTAAGTTCATAGCCTATAGACTACTCATCACAAACACAGCGAACGCCACTGGAACAGAGCTCCCCAACCACATCAGGTATTCAAAGATAACACGTAACCACATCATAATGTTCCTCAAAGAATTGAAGTATACCAAACACTACGAGAACGTCAACCTCATCTACTTCACATTGACCAGTAAACGGGTTGACGACATCAGTCACATCGAGGACAAGCTTGTAGACGACTTCAAGGAGCTCGTGTCCCTGTATGACGAGATACATGGCAAGGACAAACCTGAAGAGCTGGACCGCAAGAACTTCATGAACGTCCAGTACCTCCTCTTCCAGCTATTGAGAAAGCATGGACACCCATGCAATATCGGGAACTTCACCATCCTCAAGACCGTGGATAGGAAGCTCTTTCACGACACCATATGCAAGAACCTCTTTGATAAGCTTGGCTGGAAGTTCACACCAACCTTCTAACATGTTCAGTACCTCACGAGGTAATGAAAAAGAAGACTTATTGAGGCTACCGAGCGACCTTACCGAGCTTCGCTCGGCCGGCGGCGGAGCCGCTCGGTCGCAGGGCGGGGCTCCGCCCCGCCTTCGTTCGCCGCTAGTAGCCCTTCAGTTCGAGTTGGTTTTCAACGTAGTCAAATGGATATTCCTGACCGTTCTTGAGTTTGAGGACGATGGTATCACGTTCCATCTCACGCACTAGCTCTGTGCCGGGTTTGTGAATAGACACCACCTTCAGAAGATCTTGGTCTATCTTTCTGGGTGTGTTGGTCTGTACAGCTATGTCGTGAAGGCGGATGCTCTGGTCCAAGATCGACTTGAGCGTCTTGTTACACACGGCTCCGTTGTTCACACCTTCGTCGCAGTCTATGACCGCCACGACTCGCCTGGCCTCACTCTTGGGCTTCATGCTGTACATGTTGATGAGGTCGTTCATGGATGACATACCCAATCGGATGGTTCTATCCCAGTCAAAATAGACCATAACAATACCAATAAATGTAAATACAATGGTAAGAATAATTAACCACCTTTTCATTTTATTCACCTCAATATAATTCATAGCGGACGGGCGACGGAAGGCGGGGCAGAGCCCCGCAAGCCCGCCGGCGACCTTCGGTCGCTAGCCCCACAGCTCCGCTCGGCAAGGTCGCTAGGTCGCTAGAGGCATCAATGCTGTATACATCGCCTCTCCATTGATCAGGTACCCCAACACCATCCCAGGTACAGAATTCCTATACTTAGTTAGGTTGACCACCTCCTCTGTATTCGTATACGAATACACATCCACCGCTGCGTCGCCTTCGTTCGCCGCTATGTCAATATCTGGAATCATGTACGCATTGTATCCATACTTGTCCCAGAATTTAACCAGCTCAGACGCCACATCAAGACCAGACTTAATTATAATCCTCTCCACCTTTTCATCCTCATTGAATTCTTCCTCAGGTGTCACGTTCTGAGCAAGATAAATCTGATCTCCAATCGCGGTGTTGTACATGAAGTACGGCTGNGGGTGATCTACCCTCACGTTCTTGGTCACAGTGTTGTTGGTCTTGTAGCTCTCGATCAGCCCCGTCACGGCTTCAGGGCTGTCCAATATAAACTGAGAAGACATCTCGTCAAAGTCCGAAATCTCGTCGTAAAAACCCTCTATGTTCACTTTGTCCTTGTACGCGATTAGCTCATCAAAGTGGGTGTTCTGGTACAACCTCAACATGTACATCAGCCTCATAACCATCTCCCTGGAGGTAGTGATTACCTTACTCCGTCCGTCCACAAACTGCGAATCTAGCGAGTACTTGGATGACAGGTTCCTGCTCATGAACACTTTGTCAGGCTTAATGACTGTGTGCTCATTGATGAATTGAACGAGTTGTTGCTCGTTCAGCGGCTTGGTCGTGTAACCCTTCGCGTGCATGAATCGCGACATGAAGAACAGACCGTATTGGTAGATGATCTTGGCTATCTTCTTGTTGTGGCTGAATTTGGACACGATCGTATTCGTTGGCTTCATGAGATCATCATACTTCTCGGGGTCATCCACAGCCAGCACACCATCCAGTCTGTTCGTATCGTCGCAGAGGAACGTGACGTTCAGGTTTCCCTTACTCATCGTCGCCTCAACCTCACGTACCCGGTCGGCCCTGACGCGTTGTTTTGTGAACACTATCTTATAGTACTTACCAAAATCCCTTAGAACGGATAGTGACGGTCTGAATACTCGCGTGGCCCTGTCGGCGTTGTAGGGAGGAAGCGGTTCTGATACCATAGTGACTATATCACCCTTGAAGTCGATGTTGACCACTCTGCACTTACCGTAGATGTCGATGACCTGAGACTGCACGTGAAGTCTTGGTATGGCGATTGACGGCAACATGGTGTTGTGACTGAAAGACCTATTGAGGTTCCTGAAGACCTGCCACATCTTTTCAACCACAGGATCCGAGTAAGGAAACGATGTTTTCATATTATCTAAGGTCTTCGTATCGGACGTCTTGGTCCTGGTGATGAGCTCGCATTGGATCTCTGAGACCTCGGAGTCGCTGGTGTTGATGTCGTGCTGGTAGATGAAGACGGTCCTGCGTGTGTGTGTAGGCTGCATCTTGTAATAGGCCTGGGCGTGACGGAGGATGTGCATGGTGCCGCTCGGGTCCTTGTCGCTGGCTGACAAGACGAAGATGTTACAATTGAAGACCAGTTCGAGGACGTGCGCAAACTCGAGGGCGTTAAAGCTTGAGTTGCGGAACTTGTCCATGATGGTAGACATGGGTTCGTCATAGAATTCCTGCATGGCCGCCATGGCGTTCGTCTCTGTCGCGATCTCCTTCCTCATGCGCTCCACCACGGGCACACGGTTCTCCACCTTGAGGAACTGGATGTCGTTGATATCGAGGGCCAACATGACGCACTCTAGGAACGAGCTCTTGGTGATGTTGGACCCCACCCTGATGAACTGGTATTCGGGATTAGGCTCAATCAGGGAAAAGAGCTCCTTGATGTTGTTTGGGAGCGTGCCTGGCAACCCCGGTGGAAGCGTCTTACCTGAGATGAAGATGTCCTGCGTTGCGCTGTTCTTGTCCTTCACCCCCCCTTGGCCGAAATAGTGTTTAAATTTGGTGCCTTCCCTGTTTTGGTCTTTCGTGTAGCAGCAAGGTAAGTATGGGAATCTCTTCTTATTTTCAAGCGTGTTGTCCCTCAGGCCTGGATATGGATGGGTGGTGTGATCGCAAACGTAATAACGCTTGGTGCTCTCTCCGTAGGCGGGGAACTCCATGACCTGCTTCTCTTTAGTTTGCCTGTATTGCACGGCTTGATCCTTGGTGATGATGTTGGGTCGTTTGAGGCATTTCCTTGAGTACGTGGGTAGAAAGATGTCAGGCGCGATGGCCCTCAGTTCAAGCTTCTCCAGTTTCCTGGGCCTCATGACCAGTTTGGCCTCATCATCCTTGAGGAATTTGGATCCCAGGTACTTCCTGTATTCGGTCAGAATGAGGTCCCTCTCGTTGTTGTAGAGGGTGAAGAGCCTCCCCAAGATCTTTTGATACTTGAGCGAGTCCGCAATAGTCTTGGCCTTCACCCTAGCCCTAATGAAGGTACTGCCCTCGTCTTCCATCCCGTATATGTTGGCCTTGTCGGTCTCCCTCATATTGACACTCAGAATGTCTGAGGTGTTGAGGATGTGCATGTACGCGTTCGTCTTGATCTTGGACGCCCTGATTGACTCGTTGAGGGATACGATCTTGTTGAAGAAAGGGTTGTTCATGCACATCTCCGCCCAGATGGGAATGAGGATCGTCTGGAAAGGGTACGCTATGTACCCCCCCGTGAAGAGCTCGTCGACGCGCACGATCATATCTCTACGGAGGCTACCCGACCGGAGGTCGCTTGGGAAGATGTCCAGCGCCCTGTCAATGAAGTCGTCTCGCGATACGTTTCGGTGACCTACGTTCATACTGAGAGTGGCCACGACCTCGCTGCGACCATCTTTGTTGATGACCGTGAAAGCGGCGTCTGTATACTTTTTGTATTGGTTCTTGAGCTGCCTCAGATCTGCGGTCACCTCCCCGTTTACCTTGACCAAGATCACGTTGGGCGTCTCCAATTCTAGCCAATCTGGGTTTGGGGCGAAATCGTGGAAGACCTTGTAGAACGGCCCGGCATCTGTGGCGATGCCTGTGGTAGCGTACGGGGCCATCTTGGTGACTGAGAGGGTATTGAAGAGTTCAGATACGGTGATAGGGTCTCGTTGGGGGAAGCGGATGTTGAACTGGACCATAGAGACCTCGTACTCAACAGTCCTGATGGAGGGTATGTTCTCAAACTCCTCAAAGGCCTGCTTTGTAGCGTCTACCACTTCACGGAGTTTGGCTATCTTGTCCCTCATTTTCTTCTTGATGTCGTGCCTTTCCTTCCAGATCGCACCGACGCCCAGGGCGGTGAGTCCTTTGATGACGAAGGTCATAAGCGTCTCGGCGTTGGATTCGTCGGTTTGCATAACAGCGTCATCGCCTATAGTATGCGTCACCACAAAGATCCTCTCGGCCTCAGCTCGATCTATCTTGCTAAAGTCGAGCTGGTCCTCGGGGAACTTACGATTGGTAGCTTTCAGGATAGGTGTGAGGACGTTGGTCACTGTCAGGTCGCCGGTCTGCGTCGGGCTCTCGAGCTCGGGCTCAAACACGAGGTACTCTGATAGCGTTTGCATAGATACGGCTATACGAGCCTTGATGGTATCCACCGTGTCACATAAATATACCTTGAAGTTCTTACCATTTATCTTCATTTTTACTGACTGAGGAAAGCTTTAATGCATCCTTTAGGGACTATAGATACATAATCATACCTAAAAATAACTCCAGTTTCACGGGTATTTTACTCTTCGGTAATGTTCATAGAACATGACCGACCTACGCACTGGCATCTGTATCAGATGAAAAAATTTGAATTTATCTAAAATTTCGCATGTCCAAAGTAAAAAGTAAAATGGCAGGTCTAAATGAAGGACAGTGTGATGAAGTACCTAAACTAATCATGTTTCACATAATACATACATACTCAACGATCTTATCAAATATGACAGGGCGTTCTTCACAGGATGCATAAGTGAACCAAGGAAAGCGATGCAAAAGAAAGACATACCTCAAGACAAATACTGGTTCGCCGCGTACAATAAACGAACCGATGCATGGTCTCCAGCAATTCCTGAAAACAGAAAAGCCAGAGTCCTCATATCTCAGGAATGGGCAGAAAACAACTTACCCAAGTTCACAGATAACCAAGATGGATACAAATACAAACCTCTACCTCCTTTGCTGACTGGAGACGTACATGAAATGGAGGTGGAGGTCAGAGGAGAACTAACTAGAGAAGGTATCCGTTTCAAATGCAAAGATGTAGCTCGCCTGTTTGATATGCCATCATTAGAGAAGAATATAAGTAAGTTACTGGAGAGCTCATTTTATGAAGTGTTCTACACAGAGGGCAGTACCAGAGTTGCCTACTTCACATACCATGGCATCATCAAAGTCATCTCGACACGATCATACAATATCTCAAATGTAACCAAATTCATGAATACACCTCTAATGAAAGAGCTACAACAACAATCCCAGAACATGGTTGTTATTATGCCATGCAAGGAACAGCAAACGATCCAGGCCATACAAGAAGCCCTGTTGAATGTGATGAGTACGATCATCAAGACAGGGATAGATCTAATGAACATGAAAAAAGATAGATCCGTTTCTTACTAATTATTAGGTAGGTTATAACCACNNGTGGTTATAACTATGAAATCTATCCATATCATGGACCTTTGGTCGCCTTCGTTCGTTAAGCATCATCTATTCTGAGGGTGCTCATACCTATGTCTAGCGCGTCACACTTCACAACGGTCTCACTCATCGTCATATCCTCCATGCATGTCGCCAACTCGTCCACATCTTCAACCCCGTAACGGTCTTTCAGGAACCCCACCAGGTCGTTAAAGTAGGACGAGCTTATGAACCGGTAGAGGTTGTACTTATCGTTAACCGATATCCACTTCTTCACTTCGTCCACGATACTCTTGTCGTTCATCACGATCTCTATACCGCCCGATTCTATTGAGAAGTATTTGTATTTGTA